AACGTGCTGGAATTCGCCGCCGTAATCCGTACCATACACGGCACACTTTCGCATACTGGTTGCTATCGGCAGGCGCATTAAAATGGTTTTGTCCCACTGGTGCCCCATTTGAAATTTGAGTAACGAATAAATGTCGCAAAATCAAGAAACTACAAAAAAAGAGCAATACAACCTGAACAAGCTGCGCTGATTTTGCAAACCCATTGATATTTCATGTTTTTCCATACATTTCAATAAATTAAAAATCATCAGTACTTACCTTGAGCTACCCTAAGCTACATTTTTAATGCCCTTATTTTGCCCCTGATGCTGATTTTTGCCCCCAGACTTGCCCCCAAATCACCCCTGTTTTGCGTAGCTCCAACCCGTTTCACAATACCCAGCTTCATCGCAGTAATTAAGCACGACATAACCGCCAAGCTTACCTGTCCGAACATCATTATTAATCAAGTGCTGTTCAGATTCGTCTCAGGTGGTAAACTATGCTAAATTTTAAAACAACCAAATTACTCATATGCTTAAGCTCTTCACTAAATACTTAACTATCGGCGTTTTCAACACAGCAATACACTGGATGGTCTTCTGGGTAGGTGTTTATGTGTTCATGGTTAACCAGGCAGCCGCAAACTTCCTGGCTTTTGCTACAGCTGTTACTTTCTCCTTCTTCGCTAACGCCAGCTTTACATTTAAGTCAAAGCCAAAGTTTAGAGGGTATTTCCTTTTTGTGATGTTCATGGGGCTTATGAGTGTTCTGGTCGGTAAATTGTCTGATTACTATCAGATCGCCCCAATCATCACTCTTGTCGAGTTTTCGTTAATAAGCCTGGTGTGCGGGTTCTTTTATTCAAGATATGTCGTCTTTAGGGAAGCGTAATGAAGATTTCTTTGGTAGTTCCTGTCTTCAATGAGGAAGATGCGATACCTATTTTTTACAAAACCGTCAGAGAATTTGAAGACCTTAAGCGGTATGAGGTAGAGATAGTCTTCATCAACGACGGAAGCAGGGATGCAACTGAATCGATCATAAACTCAATTGCAATATCAGACCCCCTCGTTAAACCTCTATCCTTCACTCGTAACTTTGGTAAAGAGCCAGCGTTATTCTCCGGGCTTGATCACGCAACTGGCGACGCTATTATCCCAATTGACGTCGACCTGCAGGATCCTATCGAGGTCATACCTCACCTTATAGAAAAGTGGCAGGCCGGTGCAGATATGGTTTTGGCTAAGCGTACTGACCGATCCACTGATGGCCGACTGAAACGCAAGACCGCCGAGTGGTTCTATAAGCTACATAACAAAATCAGCAATCCGCAAATTGAAGAGAATGTCGGCGACTTCCGACTGATGTCACGCGAAGTGGTTGAAAATATCAAGCTGATGCCTGAGCGAAACCTGTTCATGAAGGGCGTGTTGAGCTGGGTAGGTGGTCGTACTGATGTCGTTGAGTATTCCCGGGCAGAACGCATAGCCGGCAGCACTAAATTTAATGGGTGGAAGTTGTGGAATCTTGCTCTTGAAGGAATAACAAGCTTTTCCACTTTCCCGCTTCGCATGTGGACGTATATCGGGCTTGCTGTCGCTGGGATGGCCTTTATTTATGGGGCGTGGATGATTCTCGACACACTTGCTTTTGGTAACCCGGTTCGCGGTTACCCTTCTCTTCTTGTTTCTGTGCTATTCCTTGGTGGGGTTCAATTGATCGGTATTGGTGTGCTAGGGGAATATGTAGGCAGGATATATACAGAAGTAAAAAACAGACCTCGTTATGTTTTAAAGAAGGGTGGTAATAAATGAAAGCTATTGTGAGGTCTGCGATTTATATGCAGGCCATTACTATTGCATGCTTCTATATTCTTACATTTATTTTCTCCCCTCTAAATGGGGAGGATTACGGGCTTACAAAACGTTTTACATCAGAGGGTATTTTAGATCGCCTTTCATGGGCATTGGAAAGATCGGTGCATCAGATTGAGTCCTGGAATGCAAGGCTTGGTGAGCAGCTATCAATTTTCACTCTCAGCCTGCCTGATTATACCTTTTTTTTAGTTGCGGTTATTTCAGTAGCAATCCTTTGCTATATCGTTTCTACTTTACTTTTTGACGAAGGAAGCAAAGTTGATTCTTTAGCAATTGGAGTAATTTTTGTATTTTTACTGTGGCCTGGATTTGAGTTATTTACATGGAGGACTGTCATCACAGGATATACAGTACCCATGCTTCTGACACTTGCTGTGATTCGTAAGTTTATGACCGAATCAAGGCGCTCCATGTTGGTGAACAGCAGAATGCAAATGGCTGCGTATTGTCTGGTGGGGTTTCTTTCTGGGCTCTCATTCGAAAACGTGCCAGTAGCAACATTATTCTTCCTGGTCGCCACGCTATTCATGAACAAACAGCTTAAAACCAGACTATCACTTGTGCCAGTATCCGTGTTTACCGGATGGATAGTTCTTGTCACGGCACCATCTACAACATTTAGAAGAATCAAGTACCATGAGTGGTACCACAAAGACATTTCTTTCATTGATGGCATCCAGAGCAGGGCGATAGATGTAGTATCCGTTTTTGCTCATACTTCAACGGTTGTTTTCATTGCCGCTATACTGGCTCTTACTTACCTTTACAATAAAAAACTTGTCGTCAAAGAGCATGACCTATTACTCATATCTTCTGTTTTGGTAGTTGGATCTATGGTTGCCTCTCCATATACAGAGGCAAGGTCTTTCATGTTCGCATGGTGCGTAATGATTGCCTTTGTAGTTTCCGCAATGAAGGTATTAGTTAACGCTGACTGGAAATATAATTTAGCGATTATAGCTATTGGTTTTATGTCTATTTATGTAGGAAATGAGCTTTACAAGCAAACACGAGGATTTTATGAACCATTAAACTTACGTGAATCGCTTATTGAAGCTAAGCTTAAAAGCAGCGAATGCGGAAGCGGAATAAAGGTAGGTTTAGTCAGAGGATTTGATGATTACCGTTACGTAAATAACAGGGATGAATGGTATTACTATAACTTACCACTGGTTTCTGATTACTACGGTTGCAAAATAGTTAAATAATTAAGGGGGCTTTCGCCCCCTTTCTTTTATGCCTTTTTCCATCCACCTGAACCATCTGACCAGAGTCGTACTGAATCGCCAGCAGCAAGCACTATTGATGATCCTAAGAAAAGGTTCCCTCCTGATCCACCAGAGTTCTCTAGCGTCATGCCATTAACAGAATGTATCCTGACATACCTGTCCTTAATGTATGCCCCTCCATTCTGGATATTAATCGTTACCACACTACCTGTGCCGTTTACCTGTACGGTATCAGCAACGCTCGGAATACCAATAACACCTGAGCTTACTGACGCTCTCGCGCTTCCCAATGGATCCCATCTGGTATTGTTGCTATGGATAATAACATCGCCAGATCGCGATACGATATCATCAAGCAGGCCAGATGATTTACAGGCATTCCCTACTACCGTAACGTTGTAGCAATTAATGTCAGAGATTAATATTCCATACTGTTGACCATCGCCACTACGAATAGCATTGCCGGTGATGGTGATATCTTTACTGTACCCCAGGAACGGATAGCCACCATTCCCTTTATGAACCAGAATTGCAGCCTGTAAATCTGCACTGGCTTTCCCTTTGAAGTTCAGGTTCAGGACATTCCCGGTAACAGTCATCTGCTCACATGAGTTGACTTCAATGCCGATCCAGCCATTACCTTCGATATGGTTTGCGGTGGCTGAACACTTGCGGCAGTCTCCGAAATCAATACCTACACCCGCGTTATCAGTAATGACGTTAGATCCGACAATAACGCCATTAGCATTAACCAGTATCCCCTGGTGATAGGTTTCTGAGCCGTTCGCATAAACGATATTTTTTTCTACAATAGCCAGATCGCACTGTGCTGCGATGCCGGTTCCGCCGTTGCCAAATACTTTGTTCTCAGTTATGAAAATCTTTTCGTAAGCCTGCTGGTCTGCCGCCTCAGAAATCAGCACCAGACTTAGTCCGCCGCTGTGGTTGTTGCTTACCTGATTTCCTGAGATACGCAGCTTGGCAACGTTCCTGTTATTGCCCTGTGCGAGAATGCCGCCGTTTTTCCTTGATGTCTTGTTGTTAAGAACATCGACATTCTTGACGTTGTACAAATAGATGCCTGACCCGGTTGAGGCCTGAGTTGATGGGTTGGGATCGCCATCTACCTCACAATTCATGATCCTGCTTGGTGCAAAGGTATCAGGCAGACCGATACCGGTGATGGCATGCCCTGGCGTATTAGTGACCTTGATGCCATCAATATCGAAACGCGTGGCCGAGCTGATATAAACAGTGTTAGCCGCGACAGAAACAGTATCCGCGCCACCGTCTATCAGAAGGGATTTCAGCGACCCGTTGTTAGAAACAACGATCATGTCTGCTGTGGTTCCTGGTTTTCGCTTCAGTTTTGCAAGGCCTTCCCAAGGGGAAGTCACCGTGACTGTTTCGAGTTGATACTCTTTCCCCGCCTCGAAAAGCACCTTGCGTCCAACTGTCGCGGCATAATCATTTGCAGCCTGAATAACCTGCTGATCAGTCATGCCTGTAGATCTAAACATTTCAACTGGCACAACTGAATTTATGACGTTGATGCTTGGGGTTAATGTATAACCGTCATCAGAGGCTAACTGGCTACGCAAAACAGCGTCACCTACGCTCAGCCAAGCACCCTTACCAATACCACCGGTTGATGATGGAGTAGAGCCAGAAGGCACTACCTTTCCTGAAGTTCCAAAATCTCCGTCCCAGCGATAATACTCACCACTAGCCTCATCTTTTAATGCCTGGTTCGGCAGATTGAGAGTTGCACCGCTCTGAAACGAATTAATCAGAATCCATCCATATCCCGCAATAGCTCTCTGATTCTGCTTTTCAATTCCATGCCATGTTAGACGTGGTACCCCAAGACGGTCAGGCCAGATTTCATTTTCAAGATCATTCTCCCTGTGATCAAGATTTTGGGCATTATCATACAAATCCTGTGCAGCAGCGGAACCGATCGGATTGCCGGTGTTATAAGTGGTCATTGGAGCCTCATAAATGAGAAAACCCGCCGAAGCGGGTTTATTTGGGGAAAATTGTTGTTATGCGACGTTGCCTGGATAAATAGCGCTGTCGTAGTCGTAAAAACTATCGCGGTATTCTTTTGCTGTTATCTGACATGTGCCGTCAGATTGCGGGGCGACTTCTGAAACGATGACGTTATAGCCGGTACTGGATGAATCACAGAAAATTAAACGGGGAGGTTCAATTGCAGGATCACCGATAATGATGTTGTCGAACTCAGCAAGGTGTGGAACAGACAGACCGTAATCCCCTGCTTTCGTCACCACCATGAGTCCGGAAGCTGTTCCATCCTGGTAACGCAGAATCGCCCGCGGATTTTCAAATGACCAGTCAGGAGGTTCGGTGACGGTGAATGTCGTCACATCGTCTACCGTGCTCATTGCCTCAACCAGTGATGAAATCGTCTTGCTGCCTGGTATATCATCGGTCAGCACAATGCGATCACCTACGTTGTAGCAGAGCGCATCGAGTTCAGTGGTGGTCGTAAACGTCAGGCGCTGTCGGCGATACTTCATCAAGCGCCGCATGCCAATCTGATAAGCACGGTTGCGGTCAAGTACGCCGTCGAGGGTATAGGCTTCGATTTTTACAGGGGTTGGATTGTCAGCAGTCCGGCACTGCACTGTTTCCTCTGCCCATGTCGTGCCATTGATGTATGTCACATCAACACCGTCATAATCATCTGCAGATGGGGCTACAAACGCAGTTTGAAGATCCTCCGTCATCTCCTGAGGGCTAATAATGCCCGTCCACGTTTTAACCCCCTCACGTGCAACAGACGCCAGTCCATCTGACAAAAGGAAATAGCTTTTCCCGGCATTAGCGACCTTCTGAAGCACTTCCAGTGCTGATGTGCTGTCAGTTGTCTCGAAGTCAAAAAACTCGTTACCAGGCGTCCACCACGTACTTTCCAGTTCGTTAATTGCGACGGTATCCATATTGAGCCCAAGAGACTCGCCAATATGGTAAAACGCACCAGAAATGCTGCGTGGCGCACTGGAGCCATATATTCTGGTTGCCACAACGTTAATACGGCGATCGGATTGCGCAGCCAGCTTACCGCCCGTTTCAACCGTAATACCCATCGTCGTTACGCCGGAATATGTTGTCGGGCGAGTCAGAATGCGGCCACGTAATGCCTGCCAGAACATATTGTCTCTTGAGTTATTTTGCCCCTGTTCGTTTGTTCTTCGACAACGCACCTCGACAAGCCCGGGCGCTCCCAATGTGATTCGCTCGGTAAACCCAAGCCCATTGATATTTTTCATATCATACGCCCCGGTTTTGCTCGACCACCCTGAACCGGAACCATACACGCGATACTGAATTTCCCACGTTACTGTGCGGTTCTTTTTGCTGCCGCTGTCCTTGTAACCGCAAATACCGTTCGGGAAGAAAAAGTTAACCTCAAACATATCGACGGTTTCATTTTCTGGGCAGGCCAGGAACGGGCCCATCCAGTTATCATTTTTGTTCAGGCCTGACGCGTCGAAGTCCAGAACGGTACGGGGCGAGAATCCAGGCCAGGTTAAATCGACCACACCACCAACAAGACGTTGTAGCGTCAGGCTTGTTCCATCGATCTCAGTGACTTTGTATTCGTATCCGGCATGAGACAGGGATAGCCTGATAAGCCCTTCAGGGATCCCAGTGAATGCCGTACCCGTTGCGCTTTCATAGGCCAGCGTGACGGATGCCGTAACTTCATCTGTTGTCGGCGTCGCATCAGCATGTGGGGTGTATGATGCGATATACAAATCGTAATCGACGCTGTTGTACCAGAGCGTCACCGGCATGCCGACATGTGGATTAATTTCTGCCAGCACATTACTGGTAATGCGACTGTGGGGGCCGTCATTCGTGACAACGAATGAATCCGGCACAATCAACTCAATGACCGACCCAACAACAATGGATGGAGGAAGGTCATTTGTTGCCGGATCACCATCATTAGTGCTCAGGCCATTAAATGTAATCGTCGCACCTGATACTGTCAGAGACGTAGCAACAACATCATCCGTATCCGGTGCAGTCTGAGCCATATCCAGCCCTGCCCCTGATGATGTGCCACCCACCTCAGTAGAGTTGAACCAGTTTTCGCTGCGGCGATCGCCTGCAACATTGGCTCCAGGCTGATAGACAGTGTCAGAGTAACCATTACCCAAAGAGCTTACTGGCGTAGACCCCACCCGCTTGTCGCCAGTACCAAAAGAGAAATTACCAACCCCGAGAGAAACGAACATTTCTACCGTCATTTTTGTCGGGTCACTGGCATCAAAGCGGGTCACCGGCTGCACCACATAATCGGGATAAATGCGGCGGCGGCCAAACAGCTCACGGATCGGATCCCCAAGTTTTGCCCTGTTAGCCTTTGCAGGATTTACGTCAAGGTTGTTACCAGTACCTGAGGAATAACCGCCTGGGTCAGCAGCGCCGGGGGCGAAGAACAGAGCATATGCAACAGAGGCTACTGATACAGCGACAGCTATCCATGCCAGCGCAACAGCACCGTGCGGAACTGGATAAATCCTGACATCACTAGCCGGGCTGATTGCGTAATCAAACCACGCTGCAGCTGGTATATTTTCTCCATCAACCTCTATGGCGATCGGGTGCTTCATGTCAGCACGATAACCTTCCACATTGCGCTTCAACCACTGATGAATGGTCATGGCACCGTGTTGATGGGTTTCCAGCGGTTCGCCCGGTAGCCGGGAGGGATAAATTCGAATTGTCACTGCCAAAACTCCACTTTGACAAAGCGGCGTACAAAGCGCGCCAGGGGAAGAAAGGTGACATTCATTCTCGGATTGCATTCAGCAACATGAAGCTGACCAGAGATATTCACGACAACAGCGACATGCGTCACGGTCGAGCCTGAGTAGCAGGCCACGCCAGCGCCCTCACAGGGGTCGCAGCGCCTGAGTGATAGCATCAGCTTGCGCGCTTCGCGATTCAGTCCGCCTTCATCTTTTGTCACCCCGGCGAAATCCGGCCATTCAGGCAAGCCGAGATCGCGCCTCACCTCATTAACGATGCCGAAACAGTCAAGTTCAGGGTAAGCGCGTCCGCCCTTCAGCCATTTGACTGAAAGGTATTTATCAGGATTAAACATGGAAGCTCCTTAGCTCATGTATCTCAGGCCAGGATAAAACGGGAGCGTGTATCGATAGCGAGGCCAGGCCGTATCCAGCACGTTCATGTATCCCGCAGTGATCTGCGCCGTAGCTCCCTTCCAGTAGCCGCTTTTGACGGTAAGAGTATACGGCGGCTCGGCTGGCAAACTCAGATCATCAGAGGTGTACTTTCGGTAAGTGATCGCAGCGCCATCAAGATTATCGAGAGCCTTCATAATGGCCGTAGATGCTTCACCATCGATATTGCTGACAGCAAACTGCAGATCCTGTGTCCCGTCACTGTTTCTCGCCGGGAGAGCAACGGCGATTGCGCTGGCGGTAAAGGTCAACACTTCACCGGTTTCAGTTGTCGCTGTTATATCGTCGTAGCCGTCGCAGAGATAAAGCACATCGTCGCCAATATTGATCTGCAATGTCTCGATGATGACCTCTTCTCCGCTGCTGGCATAAAGCCTGTTCAGTATGGTCATGATTCAGGCCACTCCCTGTTAAGCGCAATGTCGATAATGCTGCTGTTGATGATGTAGTCCGGGAGCTGCGCCCAGCCGTCATCAAGAACCGGTCGTTTCCACAGCTCAAGAGTTGCGGAAAACTGCCAGTAAATCGGGGCAACCAGAGTCGGCCCCTGATAAATGTCAGTAAACCGGCATTTGTAGAACTGCACACCCAGCGGCGTTTGCAGCTTCATGAAGAACCAGTCAACACCGTCGGTAATGGCTTCGCGATACCAGGCCTCGAACAACTGCGCCTGCGCATCGGTTTCCATAAACCATTGCACATTGGCCTGTGTTGGCGTCGATATGTACGCTCTGCGCTGCCTGGCGCGCCCGGTAGTCATCTCTGTTCGCTTTAACGGGCTGATGGGTTGAAGCGCATAACCGTCCTGCAGCGGCATAGGCAGGTAATCATGAGGGTAATATTTTTCAGCCATCAGGTTGTCCTCCGTCCGCTATACATACCCCTCATTGCATTACCTACCTTACCGTTTCCCTTTACGATTTGATTGGCAACCTGATCCAGTGCGTCGCTGGTGGCCTGTTTCTGAGTTTGTGCCAGAGAGACATTCATCTGATCCGGGGATACCCCCTGCTGAATATTGAAGTTCTGTGTTATTGGTGCGTTCATCGTCATTGCCTGACTGTTGTCATTGCTGACGTTCTGCGCACCGGTACCAAACCCTGGCTTACTGAGCGTGGCATCCAGAGAACCACCATTGCGCAGTGCCTCAAGATTCGATACGCCGATCCGGTTGGTTGCAGCCTGGTCAAAAACATACTCACCTTTATGCACTATCCCAGCTGGCTGGTACTTTCCACCTGGCCCAGTAAAACCACCAGTTGCAAAACCAACATCAGCTACGGCAGCAATGTTGGAAACTATGCTCGCTGTCGCCGCAGCAACTGAGGCCATAGCGGCGATGTTGTACGGGAACGGGTTGGCGGCCGCCATCGCAATACCCTGCTGGATGGATACTAGCGACTGCGCAATAGCGAATGCCTTGCTGGCGGCGAACGCTGCTTTATAAATCCCGGACTGTTCGCCGAAGCCTGTCGCCAGAATCTGCAAACCGCTGTCAATCATGGTTTGCGTCGCGCTGGTGATGATTTCGTTTTTCTGTGATTCAATAACCTGGTTGGCTTGCGCCGCCTGCTGACGGATTGCTGTCATGCGCGCTTCGCCTTCCGTGGTGATTTGTGCAGCCTGGGCATATGCCGCTTCCTGCTCCTGCAACCACGTCTGTAACTGCTGTTGCGCCTGATCGAGCTGTATGTACTGCTGTTGCATACCGCCGAACGTGCCGGATAGCTGGCCTCCGGTCGGTGTAAGGTTACCGACGACGCTTTTTACAGACTGCGGAAGGGTGACAGGTGTGTTTTTGTAGATATCAGCGCGGGTTTTGTCGTATTCACCAGGTGCGAGTTTCCCGGTCGATTTTGCCTTTTCAAGCAAGTCCAGGCGCTCTTTCAGCAAATCGTTCTGCTGCTCATCCTTGTTTTTCACCTGCTCCTGCATTTTCCGGTAATCATCGAGCGTTTTTACCTGGTTACTCAGCGCTTCCTGCGCCTTATACGCCTGCAATATTTCGTCAGAACGAGCCAGAAGTGATTTCTGATCAGCCGTGAGCTGCGTTTTGGATTTCAGGTCGGCAATCTGCTGTTCGAACTTAATACGTGCCTGTGTAGCGCTGGTGAGCTTATCGCTCGCATCAAGTTGCGACTGCATAGCGGATGTCTGCTGGTTAATCTGATCAAGCAGTCGTGTCGCTGCATCTTCGCTATAGGCTTTACCCTTCGGTGCTGTCGGCGCTTTGGGGTCTTTGTACATCTCGTTAATACGGGCTGTGTTTTTGGTGTACTGTTCCGCACTGATGGCACCAGCGTCCAGAAACTTTTTCTGCTCCTGAATAGCTTTAGTGCGTTTATCGGCGTTGGTCAGATACTGCTTATTAACGAGATCGGCTTCCTGCTGTATTTTGATGCTCTTCTGCTCAGCCTGATTATGCTTTGTAATAGCGTCAGATAGCACATCCTCAGTGGTTATTTGTGCTTGAAGGGCGTCGCGCTTTTTAATTATCTCAGGGAGATTATATCCGCTTGAGTTAGCTTTGAAGCGGTTCCAGATCCCTCCTTCAGCTTGCATTTTTTGAGCTTCTGCAATGCTTTCATTCAGCGTGGAAAGCTTATCGGCGACAGTTTGTTCGCGCCCGATATTAAGCATGGCATCCCACGCGCCTTTAGCTGTTTTACCCAGACTATCCCAGGCTGACTCAAGCAGGCCGAGATTATTGTGAATATCAGTCGCTCTCTGCTGCATGGCATTTGCATAAGCATCTGTCGCAACGCGAGCGGCTTCCTGTTGATTCCCCTCATCCTGAAGGGCTTTAATCTGGTTGTAAGTTGCCAGAGTCAGGAAGTGATACTGGTCATTCAGCTTGGTGATTGCATCCAGCGGGTCAGCGGCGATTTTGTTGAAATCACCAACAAGTTGATCTGTCGCGATACCCGTGGCCTCACTCGTTTTGACAACGGCAGTGGTCACGCGCTCCAGTGAATCGCCAGCAACCTTACCGGATGAGACAAGTTGATTAAGAACAGATGCTGCAGCACCCGTGGTTGAATTTGCGGCCACTCCGGCGCGCGCGGCAATATCAGCCAGTTGCCCAGACGTTTTTCCGATGGTATTGCCAGTAATGATAAGAGACTTATTAAATGCGTCCTGCTCCTGGCTTCCATGGTAATACGCCAGGCCAAGAACACCTACAGCGGCGGCAGTCAGCGTAAATGGATTCACCAGCCCCATAACATATGTACCGACGCCTTTAATCGCCGGGCCGATACCGCCAAACATGTCTTTTAGCTGGCCGCCCTGCTGCATCAGAACCATGAACGGTGACTGACCAGTAGACAGACCGACAACAATATCTGTCATCTGAGCGGGGATCAGGCGCATCGCCCATGCAGTTTGCTTTGCAGACATGCCGGTCTTTTTCAGTTGATCTGAAAAACCACCAAGACGAGTGCGAGCCTCTTCAATTTTTTTCGAATAAACATCAAAGGTCTCATCGTCCAGAATTCCTTTGGACTTGAATTTCGCGAGCTGTTGTTGCTGTTTGTCCAGTTTGTTCAGCGCAGCGTTGACCGGATCTATTCTGTCGAGAAGGTCAGATAAAGCGGCTGATTCTTCTTCGGTCGCCTTAGTCACCTTCCCTGCGCTGGCTGCAGCTTTCTGCCCCCACTCAGTCAATCCACTGAGAGCACTGGTCAGGCTTTCAGCATTCTTCTCTGCGCCGGTGCTATCAATAATTATAGCGAGGCGGGATGTCTGTTCTGACATTGCGATCTCCGGGCATAAAAATACCCGGGCATGCCGGGTTTATTGTTTCTGCTTTCCGTTTTTTTTCTGTTCCTGCGCCCAGCGCTCACGCCATGCGTCATCGAGGGCAAATATCGCCGCGTCAAATTCATCACGATCAATAAGAATGGGCTTGGCAGAAAGAAAGCGCTCAATATCATGAAGTGAGATCGGCAGTGGAGCGCCAGCCATGCCGGCATAAAGCCGGGATCGGGAAATAACTGAGTAGGCGTTGAGGATTTCCCCTGTTACACCGTCAATTTCAGGTTCTGGCATTGGCGGGAGTTTTAATTTCTCCCTTCGCCACTTTGCCTTTTCTCCCCGCTCCCCGCTGAACTCACTCAACCACTTTTGCGCTTCGATTACTTTTTTACGGTTTCCTGCTTTTGCT